AAGTCGAAAGACCTTATCATGGCACCTAACCACTCACTACTTGTAAGAGATAGTGATAATCAAGTCTTTGGACCTTGCGGACCAAAGTTTATACCAACCCAAAACCGTGATGCGTTTACCTTCTTTAAGAAGTTTACTGACGCTGGTAATATGAGTATGTCAACCGCAGGCTCATTAAAAGACGGTAGACAAATCTGGGGACTAGCGGAAATTGATGACAGTTTTACGCTTCCTGGAGATGATAGGGTGTTAGGTAACTTGCTTGTGTCTGTAAGTCACGAGTGGGGTAAAGCTAACGAGATTAGGTTTACGCCTATTAGGGTAGTATGTAATAACACGTTGAGTATGGCGTTAGCTGATAAAAGTCAGCCACATTTTAGAATGCCACATACTAAAGTGTTTGACGCTGACCTTATCCTGAGTGCAGAACAAGCGTTAGGACTAGCTAGTGACCGTATGAAAGAGTACAAAGAAGCAGCAGAATATCTCTGTAGTCGACAGTACAATGAAAATAGCGTTATTAGTTATATAGCCGACTTAATGCAACCTAAGTTAGCTATGCAGCAGAAAATACTAGAGAACACTAAAAACGAGAAAGCCTACGCTGCACGTGCGAGTATGCTTGACGAGTTTCAAAGTGCCCCTAGTAAAGTGTATGAGGCGTTAGAGCAGCAACCTGGAGCTAGCCTTAAATCAAGTAAAGGTACTTGGTGGGGTGCTATGAATGCTGTTACCTTTGTCGTAGACCATAAGTGGGGTCATGACCGTGACGCAGCAATGCACAACGCTTGGTTTGGCGGTAGAGCTAGTTTAAAAACTAGAGCTATGACTAAAGCTATAGAGTACGCTGAGGCTGCATAATGCACCCAGCTGACGATATATATTTCGTTTACTTCAAGCCCGACTTTCCTAGTCGGGTTTTGAAGTTTAGTATGACAGATATGCACAAAGTTGAGCAAGGTGGTGTTTATATAGGTGACCCTATGAAAATGTCTCCTTCTTTAGGAATATCTCAAGCTGAACGTTGGTATGAAGTTCACACAGGTAAAAAGAAAAAGTTTGATACACCTAAATGTGGACAATTTGATTTATATAAAGTATTGATGAAAAAAGCAGTACCTTTTACTGAGGAAGATATGAAAAGAAACTATAGAACGCAGGTAGAAATACCTAAACCGAATAATTATTGTAAAGAGGTTAGTGCTCGTGATCCTTACGACACTGGTCAAAAATTAATACGAACTGATAAAATGCCTATGTCGGCTAAAAATAAAGAACGTATGAAACAATACAATAAAATTAAAACCATAAAAGATGTGTTAAACAAGGGCGTACTTACCCTTAATGATATAAAATATGATATAAAACTAGGATATATCAAAAAAGTATGAACCCACAGTATGAAACGATTTGGGAAATGGTTTACTATAACCCGAACGTGGTTGATGGAACACCTGCTCGACTCTTACTCAAACTAGATAAAAAACATCCTGAAGCTCTACACGGAGATGACTTAAACGACTGGCTAACTATACATAAAGATCAAATAGCTAGGTCGGTTGTAAAAGCGTTAAAGAGTAAAACAGGTTCAAGTAAGTATCAATTTACTAGAGTTTTTAAAATACCTTTTTATACCGACTCTATAAATTAAAGCCTTTGTGACCGTTTTTAAGCCTTTGATTTAAATACCTTACCCTTTACCCCTACTTAATACATCAACGCCTTAAAACGCCTTAAATATTTTTAGATTTTTATATACTTCGTATAGGATCAATATTAATATATACCTTTATTATATAAATAGGAGATATATGGAAGCCCAGAAAACAAACACAATGTACACTATTTCTTACGGAAGTTTTGGTGGTGATATTGAAGCTCGCACAGTTATGCAAGAAAAAGATATCAACGCTGAGTGTGTTTTAATAGATGAAAAACATAATCCTGATTTTATTCAGGTATCAGAAGTAGAAGTTACAAGCTGGTTTTATAAAGATGAAGGAGGTAGATATGAGCACACTCCAACAAGGCATTGAGATTCCTCGCCCACCCTTTAAAATTAAATGGCATTTTGCAGACTTTGAAATAGGAGACAGCAAAGCTATTCCTTTTGATAATAACGAACGAGAAGTTACTCGGTTTAGAGTTGCTGCTAGTGCGTATGGTAAAAGAAATGATAGAGTCTATGTAAGTAGAACTACTTACGAAGATGGTAACGGTGAAGCAGGTGATATAAAAATGTTGAGAGTATGGAGAACTGCATGAAACATGAAATAAAGATTATGAATGCTACTCAGTTAGAACAAGCTAACTCAGAAGCCATAGCGAATAACTATAACAGAACTCTTAATTTAGGCAAGTTTTATGAAAGTGTTCGTAAGTTTGGTTATGACCCTAGAGATGTTAAATACCCTGTGTTTCCTCTTATAATGCATGAGCGTGCTGAAGGTAAAATAACTGAGCCTCATATGCGAGTAGAAGTTATCGGTCCATATGATGAGACAGGCATGGTTATGAAAGCAATATTAGATTGTCCTATGGAAGTGTATAAAAATTTATCTGTGTATGATTATGATGCTAGTGAAGTTAAATCAATCAACTAGGTTATACTATGGGGTATGTCACAAAATGATCTAGAAAAATGGCTTACACATGTATATGCTATCCCTATTGAACTTTTGTTTATGTTTAATTTAGAAGAATCTACAGAAGAATGGGAAGACAGAAGAGATAAATATGTTAAATTACTTCTTACATTCAAAAACGTAAATGACAAAGAAACAAAAACTTACTCCTAAACAAGAAAAATTCGCACAGAATGTAGCTAAAGGCATGTCTAAAAAAGATGCTGCTATTGATGCAGGCTACAGCGAAAAGAACGCAACTAAAGCTGGTTACGTGTTAACGAGTGATGAGAACCCATTAGTACAAGAAAAAATACAAGCTTTACAAAATAGAGCCAGTAAAAAAGCGAGTCTAGATTTAGCTACTCATCTTACAGATTTAAAAGATATAAGAGAAGGGGCTATGCGTAATGGTGCGTGGTCTGCTGCGGTTGGTGCAGAAGTTGCTAGGGGTAAGGCAGCAGGTCTATATATTAATCGTAGTGAGCTTGTAGTCAATAAAGTTGAGACTATGAACAAAGATCAAATACTAGAACGTATGAAAGAAATTTATCACGATACAGGTGGCATATTACCTATGGGCACTATTATCGAAGGTGAAGATTTTGACGAAAAAGACGATGATATTCTATAGAAAAAGTTTGTTTGCTAGTTTTGAACACGAAATAGATAAATGGGATGCTCCTAGAGAAAGACTATTTGACGGTGCTATGGTAAAAGGTAGACCAACACGTGGTTTTGGAGATGCTAGTTTTAACTATGCTGGTAAGTTGTATGAACCTGAGCTTTGGACACATCCTATGGAGCTTATCAAGTATGCTGCGGAGAATGTAGCCTCACGTTATTTTAAAAGAGACATCGTATTTAATTTTTGTCTCTGTGGTTTTTATGGTCTAGACGGTAAAGGCATTCCGCATCATTCTGATACAGTTCCTACTTTAGAAGATGTTGTAGTTTCTATATCTTTTGGTGGTCCTCGAGTTTTTGTACAACGTACTTACCAAAACCCAATCAAAAAACAACCGAATACCAGTGAGATAGACACTACAGCAGAGAATTTTATAGTAGATGAGAAACACTATATTTTAGAACATGGTGATGTTATTATATTTGACGGTCATAATCAAATGTATTCTACTCACGCTGTAAGTGATTTAGAGTTAGCTCAAGAAAGAGTCAACCTCACTTTTAGGTCAGGGATATGACAAAAGACGTAGTAAAAATGATTTTTTATATGGATAACGCAGTAGAAGCTGAATACCCAGAAATTAGATCAGCTGCTAGTAAAGCATTACACTCTGGTAAAATTATGGGGTTCGCTGTTAACAGACCCAGTAAAAAGAAACAAGAAAGACTAGCTAAACGGAAGAAAAAATAATGTCAAACATCAAACAAATAATGCCTTATCGGTTAAAAAACTCGCTTCTAGGCGTTCAGGGAGAGTGGCTCGTGGATAAAACTACCCTCGCCCTTGTACAAGACTCCGAGAATGATATTGAACAATACGAAATACACGAAGGACAAAAAGATCTCATTACACCTATACAAGAATATGTAACAGAAGTATTACCAGATGTTTTTACGATGCCTTTATTTACTCAAGAGTTTTGCACTATGATGTTAGATGAAATAAAACACATGGAACATTATCTTGGTTTTGAACCTAACTCTGACGAAGATTTTTTACGTCAAATACCAGAAATTACTCTGCATGATAATTGTCCACCTTTATTTGATAATTTGTGGTCAGTAGCTCTTAACTACCTCAACCCTGCATTTATGGCGTTGTGGCAGAGACACTCCGTGCGTCCTGGGAGTATACAGTTGGCTAACTATAACATAGCCAAAAAACAACAGGGTGCTTGGCATCATGATACGTCTGCAGATCTTAGTGTTGTGGTGCCTCTGAATACTAGTGGGTACAAAGGTGGAGGAACTGAGTTTCACCGTAAAGGGATTGTAGACCCCTTACCCAGCGGTACAGCTTTAATGTTTCCTAGTTTTAGCCACATGCATCGTGGACTACCTGTTGAAGAAGGAGATAGATACTTGCTTGTATTTTGGCTCATGGGTAATTTTGATTAAAAATATTCCCTTGTCATCCAAAAGCTGTGTGTGCCAGATGGCGTAATCGAGGTGAATGTGTGTGACGCTCGACAAGGTCATAAGTGTTTTTTATTTTTTATGTACACTTATATAATACATATAACGGGCTAATTTACCACTGGCACAATTTTTTGAGTATGCTTTACAATATTTACGATCTTAGGCTTAATACTACTAGGTTAAGTTTAAGGCGTAAGTCGCCAACAAGAAGACTCTACTTTGTAAGAGGTGAAGAATCCATAGGTAGAGA